TTAGCTTTAGCTTTAAGGTCCTCTAAAGCTTTTTGCGCAGCGCGGTATTCTTCCCGAGTCTGATCCAGGTAAGGAGTATTGGGAACTTTGCCTGCATCTTTAAGAGCCTTGATGTCTTTAAGTGTTTGTTGATATTCTGTTTTAGTTTTTTCAACTAATTTTTCTGCAGAATAAACACCCTTAACAACCCTACCCTGATCCACAAGATCCGCATAAGCAGACCTAGCATCATTTACGGCTTGCTTAGCAGAATCAAGAGTCATATTCTCTGCAAACCATTTAGCATTAGTTGCGCGAGGACTTTGAGCAGCAATAGCTGAATCTAAATAAACAGAATCTTTGTTCTTTAAAACATCTTGAGCTTCATCTGATGCTTTTCTTGCTTCAGTAAGATCAATTTTTTTAGCAAAATTATCTGCACCAATAAACTCTTTACGGGAAATTTCAACAAGTTTTTGAGCCTCAGCAAGATCATCAGCTTTTTTGCTCAGCTTTTCAGCTACAGCAAACGCACCCTTTGCTCTTGCTTCTGCTGCCTGCAACTTAGCAATCTTAGCTGCATTGCCAGCAGCAAGCATAGGATCAACAGCAAAAGAAGAAGCCAGATCACCAAAAGCTAACGCTATACTACCAACCACCCCGTCCGGGTGACCGTTAGAAACAATAGCAGCAAGCGGATCGCCACCTGGACTCCAAGGGCGAAGAATGGGTTTGCCTTGAGCGTCTTTTAAAACATTACCTTTATCGTCATACATTGGCATACTTCTGGTGCCAATTTGTGCAGCACGCGCAGCGGCTCCAGCGCCAACAGTTTCAGATGGAAAAAAACCTGTACCAAGATTTTGACCTTGATTCATACGTTTGAGTTGTTGCCATAAAGTTAATTGATCCCAAACATAAGGAATTTTTTTATTTAAAGAATCAGTAATGTCGCTTAATTTATCAACATACCCAGCACGAGCAAAAGCAGTAACGAACTCTAAAGGAGTGCTAGCCGCAAGGAAAACATTTCGAGAAGTTCCTTTAATTGCAGCCCAAATTTTTCCAAATCCACTATTCTGAAACTTTTCATCTTGTATTTTTTGAGCTTCAGTTTGAGATTTAAGCAAACGTTGCTTTTGATTTTCTGCATCAATTTGAGCAAGAGTTTGCGTAAGTTGATTCTTTGGGTCCATATTTTCTAAACCCATTGCCGTCACCAAACCAGCAGAAGCATTAGGGTTGACAGACAAATTTTTTAAAATAGATTTAGCTTTATTAGGATCAATCAAAGAAGCTTGAGCATAAAGATCTTTAGCATCCTGCATATCTTGAGTCAAACCAGGATCTATTGTAGCACCCTTGAGTTCAAGCAAACCACTAGGGTTTTGACCAACTTTAGGCATTGCCGGCATTAGCGCCCCTGTTCGTTAAGGGCTGTCACTAATCTTACAAGGTCTTGATTACCAGGATGCTTAAGAAGAAGGGCACGAATAATAGCAGGAGAAATATCCTCGTTAGCACCTACGGGTTGCTGTGGAAGATTTAAAGCCTCAGGTCCAGGCCCAGGTCCAAATGGCATACCCGCACTCAATGGTTCGTTGGGGCGTTGGGTTGGTTCAGCAATAGGAACAATGGGTTTTTCTGTTGGTTGCTGTGCTGCTTGACCTGGAGTTGATGGAACAGGACCTGCAGTAGGTTGTGCCTGTCCAGCTAAGGGTGCTTGACGTTCCTGTTCAGCAAGTGCTTTACCTCGCCCGTAACCTAAACCTGGCATATACTTAGGGGTTTGAGTTGGTCCACCGTCCGTGCGGCGAGATAAACGTCCAGGTCCAGATGCAGGAGCTGGTGCTGCAGGTCTACGCAGTCCACCACTAGCCATATTATTCTCCTTGGATCATAACCGTTACAGGCGGTTGTGTATAAAAATCAAACTTAGATGCTGCCACTATGGCAGCCACTGCAGCTTTCTTAGCCACATTAGGGTTTTTGAAAATTGATTCTTTTTGGGAGTAAAGGAATCCTTTAGCAATGTCTCCACCGGAACCAAGGGTGTAAATGTTTACAGCATCTTGGTAGAAAGCAAGGTCGCTATCTAAATAAAACATTGTACTATCAAAAGATATAAGATAACGGTATTCACTTTTTTTACTAGCAATAGGTATTTCGGCTTTAATGAAAGAAGATCTTACGCTTGGTACTACCACTGCACCCATTTGTTGAAGTGGTTCTTTAGTTATTTGTGGCGGACGCCACATATATGTAAGGATATCGCCAGCGTTAGAATCACCAGATATACCTATCAGGTAATCACCGCGTTCAATAACCTTTGGGGTTGAGCGACCGTCATAGATGGTGTGCTCGCCAGTGATTCTTGAATCTCCAGCCATAACCACCCAACCGTCCCCTTGGATGCCTACTACTGTAGTCACTGATTACCCCACTACGCGTCGGTTGATTGTCCTTACACTAGCATTCGACCCGCCAGCAATATTGAGACTGGAGAGAAGACTTTCAAGTTCTGGTCGTGGCGTAACGATACCCGCTCCACGTTGGGCTTCTTGTGGTTGCCCCGGTTGTTGTTCAGGGGTAGGACCCCCTACCGGGCCACCGGGAGCAGCGGACGGTTGCTCAACCATAGGCGCAGCCTCGGCAGGGGGAACCTGTTCCGCTTTAAAGATGTCGGTGATAGCATCTTCGATAGCTTGACCTTTTTGACGAGCCCGAATAACTTCAGCAATACGTTGAACAATTTTGCTGGGGTCTTGTCCCGCGGCAGCCATTTGCGGAATAGCTTGAGTGTATGCGTTCAAAGAACCAATGAGGGCTGTGAGCATATCTTCGACTTCAATTTTTTCTTGCTCAAGTGTAACGTTAACATTGAATGGCAGTTCACGCATTGCCATATCTTTAGAAATAAGTTTGCCTCCAAGTGCTTGGAGCATAAAGATAAGACCTTGTGCTGGGTTTAATCCAGCTAACATACCGTAGCGAACGTCTGCCGAGTAGTCGCCCTTAATGTCTTTGGAAGGTAAGTACTCTACCGAGAAGGGTGCACCGGCATCAGTGCCACGAATTGTTTTTTGGATGTTGAAACATTTTTCGTCAGCTTCAAAACAAATCTCAATAACTTGACGCAGTGCTGTGGTGAAGATTGCTTGAGCTGATTTGACTTGTGTGTCAAAAGCTCCAAGCAATGCTTGTACACCTTCGCCGGTAATGATGGAAGCTTTAACGTTTCCGGTACGGGATTCAGGGTAACGGGCACCTACGCGCAGTTCTTCATTCAGGAGTTGCGGTTCGTTGAATGTTCCTGCCGGGATTTCTAAACCAACACGGCGTACGCCTTCGGGGTGGTTGGTTCTAATGACTGCGTCGCCACCGAGTTGGAACTCTTGCACGTCCGAAGGCAAGGTTATGGGTGACTGTACAGCTTTTTCTGCTGCTTCCATTGCAAGCAATGCAAAACGGTTGCGGAGCAGTTGGATACCAAGTACATCATCGAACTGTCCACGGAGTTCCGAATCAGGTGATGGGCGTCGCGCAACGATAACGTTCATTTTCCCAATAGGGTTAGCTGCTTGGGATAGAACTAGGTTGCTGCGTGACGGGACATAAAGGACAGATTGATCTTTATCATAGTAACGGATCATTTCAATCATAGCGTGAAGGTCTTGCTTGTATCCTAATGGTCCAAGTAGTTGACGTTCAAACTCTGGGAAGTGAGCAACAAGCTCACCTAATGATTGTGAGTAACGTTTTGCAAATGCTACGCATCGTCCATAGCGATCGAATTCTGGGTAAGCACCCACTGGGTTTTCTAATCTGATGCGCGGTAGCTTTGCCTCTTCATCCAATTCAATAATGAAAGGGAGGAAGCCATAGGTGATGTACATATCCGCACCAGAGTACATTGCAACTTGCAAGTCAGAGTGGCGGAAATAATTCGAAGCGATACGGGTACGCTTGTCAGCGAACTGGCGTGCTCGATCCGAAACCTGGTTTACTGCAGAGCAGTTAATTGCTGGCAGTGGTGCCATAACTTCAGACAAGTCACGGGCAACAATGTCAATGAAGTTAGCTACAACGTTTTGATCAATACCGTCTGGGAAGAAGTTGGGGTATACTTGGGAGATTTTTCCTTGGCGTACCATTTGTACATCGCCATTACGCAGGTCGCGTGTGGATGCGTGGTAACGCAATGACTGCACACGAGCCTGGATTTGGTGAATATCTAAAGCCACGCCTACTCCTAGTTGTAGATTTCATTCCATTGGTTGTAGAACATATCGTCAAGGTTGACGCTTTGGCGTCGACTTAGTTGACTTTGGGTTGACCAACGGTTGTTGAAGAATTGTGATTGTTGTGAGGATTGTTGCATCAGTTCGCGAGCCCTAATGACAGCAAACCATAAAGCCATCACACAGTCGGTTGGTCCTTTAGTGTCTGGCTTCCACGTCAGTAACTGTTGAGTTAAAGCTTTTAACCCTTCAGATGCTTCAGTTGACGGTAGTTCTATTGTGTTGTTGTCTTGGAACCTGCCGTCTCGTGTCGACCCGAAGAGGGGAGACATTGATGCTACACCGAAACTAGTGTCCCACTTGTTCTTGCCAGTGAAGTGACCGTTCAATGTGCACCCGTAGGTAGCTAACCATTGTCGTAGGTCTTCATCAAGCGCGTAAGCTTTTTGGTGGGCGTTGATTTCGATACGTAATTCTTGTGGACGGTACTTCTGTACCCAGTCCTCTATAAGTCCACGAATTTTTTGTGGAGTAGGGTCACCCATATTAATACAATCAAGGACATAAATTTTGCCGTCCGCCCTGTTGTAAGATATTGCTACTGCTGCCGTACGCCCTGCCATAGCAGGGTCGAGACCTATAATGGTGTAGGTGCTGCTAGTGTCGCGGGGGTGTCCTGCTGCACCGGCTTTTAACGGTCCACGTTTACGCATACCATTTGTTGCACCCACAATAGTAGCAGGGGTGAAGATGGAATCTTGTTGGACGTCCTCTTGCTGGTAGACCATAGCCCAAGTAGAGGCAGACACTTCGCCCCGTCGGGTGTATAGTGACCTTCCGTCCCACTTGGGATACAGCCCCTCCTCGTCGGGTTTGTCTACTTCCCCCTCCGGGCGGTCCGTCTTAGGCCAAAGTGTTTTCCACTGTTCTGGGTTTTCGTCAAACTCGAGAACCGCTGGCATAGCCATATAAGTGAAAGGCGATTCGCCTCCAGACCAATGCTCGCCATTGCGGAGCTCTTTATATAAATCTACCGGGGACACTCGGGTACCTACAATTAGTAGGCGACCGTAGCGTCCTAAACGAGTGATAACCATTTTTTGTATCCACTCGATTTGTTTTTCCCACTCGTGAGCGTTGGTGTCCATCACAACGTCATCAAGGATAATCAGGTCAGCACGAGCACCATAAATCTGGGCACCCATACCCTTGGCTTCTACCGTGGGGTCCTTCTCGCCAGAGTCACGTCCTGCACCCAAGTAAATCATATCGGCAGTCCACGTACTGGAATCTTTCTTAAACCCATCCTTGGGGCCGAAGGCCACTTGCATTTTATTCCAAGATGGTTGAGTCAACCTGTCCTTCACAGCAGAGAGGAACTTTCGTGCCATATTTTGTGTCTTGGAAACAATAACAATACGAATATTAGGATTCGTAGCTATGAGGTAGGTCACATAGTTGATGGTCATTACAGTAGACTTAGCGTGCTCGGGAGGCACATTAATCAGAAGCCGGTTAGGGAACTTTTTCTCATACGTCATACTAGGATGAACCCACCGGGGTTCCTTCCCCTCCAACAAATCTACCCAATCAAGATGATGAGCAAACAATTGAGTATCCAAAAACTGGGTACAAAAATCCTCATACGAGATCTCTTTAAGGTCAGACAAATCCTGTTTAATACCCTTGCCCGCCAAACGAGCCTGAGCCGCCCTAGTCTTAAAATCAGGGTCCGTAAACTCCCATTGACGAAACGCAGCCTCAGACCGACCCACTTCCTCCATCGCACCCTTAATAGTACGACCCTCAGAAAGAAGAGTCAAAACAAGATCCTGAGCCTTATCCTTCGGAAGCTGGTTCCTACTCTGCCTCTGCCGACCAGACATAGAACACCCCATCCACAATATATAATAAAATAACGGTCCCGTCCTAACGGTTATATATATAATATATTATAAGCAGTTCCGGAACCCAAAGTGAAGGAACTGCACAACATAATAAAATACATATACATATATATTAACCCGTCACAAACACACAAACCGAACAACAAAAATATAAAAAAAAAATCCAGTAGTACCAAAATGTCCATATTTATACACAAATAAAGAGGGGGCATATAACATAAAAAAAACACTAGAGACATACATAATATCTTGAGCGTAGTTTAATAACCGGTGGGTCAAACTGATTGTCGACTTATCGGTTTATAGATTTGTCGACTTATCTATTAGTAGTCATATCCATATATCCATATGACGATATGACGATATGAGGGCACTAGAATAGTTGAAGATTCAACTATCTGCCTGCTCTTGTGGGGGGTGTGCGTGATTGTGGGGTTCCTACAGTAAAGAGGGGAAAACTTTGTAGGTTATTTTGTGGATATTCCTCTGGGGGTTCGATAGAGTGGGTCTTGCAAGTGAAAGTGGGCTCAGATTCTCAGAGTCGGATTGCGGGTCGTTTTGACTCTTGGTCTGTCATCTGATATTGTGAGCCTTGCAAGATCAGCCGACCCAGAGCCGGCGCGATATTGGGGAACCGGAGTCATCAGACCACTGGTGGGGGAGCCAATAGGACGCCCGTTAGAAATTGGGAGCCGGCGGAGTGAAGACCGGAGAGAGGTTCGACCCCTTCTGCCCCGCGAATAGTGCTTGGGTGAGTCCCAAGATAGCGGGTGGGGTATCGTTGAGGTATCCGGTTAGGTTCGCTCCAAGTCTCCAAGAGACTTGAACCCATCAGGGGTCGGGAGAGGGGGACGCGCTACCTAAAACAGCCGGTCGCCGGTGGTAGCCCCTCCTCTCTCTCTCCGTTCAAGGGTTCAGATAAGTCTCAGAGGGGGTCGGGTTCGATTCCCGACCCTCTCACGCTAAGCGAGCGTCCGTTTCGCTAGTAGGAGGATAGTAGGATGTCTGGTATCTATGCTGGTGGCTGGTATGTTTCTGCTCCGCGCAAGGCTAAGGCGTCGAAAGGTAAGTGGCGTACAAGTGACGCAGCGACTAGTGCTGCTAATCGTTCGACCGCTAAACCTAAAGGCAAGCCTAAGTCTAAGCGCACAAGCAAGAAGCGCAACCCTAAGCAAGCAGAAGTACGCGCTATCAAGTTGGTTGCCAATGAGTCTGGTGACGCGTTGGCTCGCGAGATTGCTCTCGCGGAACGCAAGGCAAGGTATGAGGAATTGGTACGACAGGAGAGACTCGCCAAGGTAGGTGAGTACCTGTAGAGTGTAGCCCTGGCTCCGAGTGAGTCGGCGTAGGTTCGCGACCTAGCCAGGGTACGGCTTGACAATAGCCCGCGAGTGTAGTATGCTTGCGCTGTAAGCAACTATGAAAGGAGACGCTATGTATTTAGATACTGCGACAGTAGTCTTGACTATTGTTGCGCTGTTCTTGTCGTGTATTGTTATGGTGCGACAAGGTATGTCTATCGCTAGGCTTGAGCGTAGTCTGTCAAGTGCTAGGCGTGTGGTTCGCGAGATTGAGACTTGGTGAATCGTGACTAGGGATAGTTTCGTTACGCTGAATCTTCCGCTTGCGGATGTTGATTTGATTGTTACTACTCTGCGTCTGTCTCGTGACCGTTATGAGATGTCTGACTTGAAGGCTCTCGCTGATAGGTGCGATGGGTTGAGGGGTCAGATTCAATTCGCTGTCGCTGAGAATGTTCGAGTTGCGAATCAACTCTAAGTCGTGTATACTGCTACTATTGAAACGATAGGGGGTGGAAGTATGGATGAAGTAACACCAGATGTTCTGTGTTCTTATTGTGAGAGTGTTCTCTCTGAGGAATACAGAGTTATGATGCCTGACGGGACATTGTCTTGTGTAGATTGCGCCAATGTTTGTGACGCTTGTGGCGAGGGTACGCATAATGACTACACTACTTGGGCGAATGACTACGCTTACTGTGAGAGTTGCCGAGACCAACACTTGTTTTGGTGCGACCATTGTGAAGAGTATCTGCACGAGCGTCGCGTTAGTCGCGGTACAGTAGGGGGTCAGATTCTATGTGAGGATTGCATAGGTGCCAACGCCTCTTGGTGCGATATCCACGAAGAGTATGAGTGGGATACAGATTACTGTGACCAAGATGACCCTGAACCTGACGATGTAAAGTTGCACCCTTACGGGTATAAGCCTAAGCCTATCTTCCAAGGTGAGGATAAGCACAGAATGTATTTAGGGTGGGAACTTGAGGCACAGGGTACTGGGCGCCCGTTGCGTGACGCTGTCGATTATGCGTACCGTCTTGAGAGCGAGTTCAATATAGCGTATCTCAAGATGGACTCCTCTGTCTCTGGCGGGTTCGAGATAGTGACGCACCCATTCGCTCACAATAAGATCCGTGACGCTCACGCATATTGGGAGACGGTAGAGCAACTCCGTACCAATTACCGTATGCGTAGTTGGGATACTGATTGCTGTGGTCTGCATATCCATATCTCTAGGGACGGCTTCAACGGTGGCGCACACCTTCACAGGTTCCTGCGTCTAGTGTATGGCAACGCTGAGATGATGGCTCGTTTCGGTGGTCGCAAGTCCAATCATTATGCTGACTTCGGTGATGTGTGGAAGTCTAACGACTACGGTGTACCTATCCGTACCTTCAAGCACAAGGTAGAGGGTTCCGGTTCCTGGTCTCGTAGCCAGCGACACTCCGCCGTCAATACCACTAACCCTGAGACTATCGAGCTCCGGTTCTTTAGGGGTACACTACGCAAGGAAAGTATCCTCGCTGCTCTTGACTTCGCTCACGCTGCTGTCGAATACACTAGAGACTTGCGTTCGCCAGATGTAATGAGTGGCGCTCTCGAGTGGGATATGTTTATGATGTGGGTAGAGGACAACAACGGTATCTACCCTGACCTGTATGTAAAGAGTAACAAGATTCACACCGTGAATCTTGACAAGCACACGCACCAAGACGCGTGAGATAGGGGGTAAGGTATGTGTCTACTGATCGTATGCGAACCAGGTCATCAGCCTACTGCTGAGGAACTACACCAGGGTTCGTGTTCTAATCCTCACGGGTTCGGTTTCGCTATGGTGGCAGGTGATAAGATTATCCACAAGCGTGGTATGTCTGCTAAGAAAATCAACCAAGAGTTCTTGCGTCTGCGTGCCGAACACCCTGACGGGTGGGCTATTTGGCATAGCCGGTATGCTACTCACGGTGTGAAGAATGAATCTAATTGTCACCCATATCCGATAGGTGATGACGGTCTGACTTACTTAGCACACAATGGTGTACTGTCTCAACCTATACCCGAGGGTGACAAGCGTTCAGATACCAGGGTCTTTGCTGAGGATACTCTCACTGCCATAGGTGGTGTCGCTGCCCTTAACAATGACACGGTGCGTGATATGATTAGCAAGTGGGCAAGCGGTAGCAAGATAGCAATACTCACACTAGACCCTGTCTCTGACTATCAAGTCATTATGATTAACGAACACTTAGGCAAGTGGGTTGACGGCGTGTGGTATTCCAACGATAGCCACAAGCCTAAGCCTACCTATACCTATACCGACGCTTACTGGTCTGCACCTAGCAAGTATGTGACAGTCAAAGATATAGTAATAGCAGACGATTCAGATGACGGTATCATTGACGTGTGCCTTGTCTGTGACAACACCATAGAGTTCGACGGTATCTATTCTTGGTGCGACCACTGCTCTTGCTGCTATGATTGTCAGCAAGACATCAAAGACTGCCTATGCTATGACCCACAACGTGACGCCTTAAACGCTGGCTGGGCTCACGGCTGGTAGATTTACCCATATCAAACAACTAGAGAAAGGAAAACAGTATGACAAGCAACGCAGTAAAACACCTCCTCAACCTTATTGAGTGGGGTAACGAAGACCGTGACGTTCTCCGAGAGGTTCTCTCCGAGCTCGTACCTGTGCCACCTCGTGGCACTATCGTCAAAGCCAACGCTGACCAGGATCGTTTCAAGCCTGACTCTGTGTGGGTTTCCAATGGTGACGGTACTTACCTTCACCTTACCGGCAGCAAGGGTTTGACTGCCAAGCACGACCGCCTCATTGGCTACACTCACGTTGTCTTTGAGTGCTAGTTAGAATATTCGCAAGCGTCCGACGGATGAGTGGTACATTATTCGTCGGCGCTTGCGCATATCTTGGCACTAATGGTGACATACTTATGACTGTGTTCATTTCATTTACTTTGTTTATGTTAGGGGTGACGTAATGATTGTAGGTTCTTGTTCGTATGATTCAATGCCTGACCTGTGGTTTGCTGAGGGTTACCTAAGTGAGGACAGGCAAGGTTCACCCAATCTTTATGAGTACAACATAGCCCTTGTCCAAACTATGGAAGCAATTAGAATCTGTAACTCGTGCGAAGTAATGCTCCAATGCCGAGAAGCAGGTATGAGTGAGAAGCACGGGGTGTGGGGTGGCTTGATGGCAGGCGAACGTATTGTGGAACGTGGCGATACCATCGACAAGCACAACATATCTAGTGTACGCTTTGCTCATAAGGTACGTGAAGCGATGGAAGATGATTATGAATACATAGAGGAGTGAGGCGTATGCGTCGGTTGATTACGCTCATCATAATGTGCGTGAGTATTATTATGGTGACGGCAACAATGGCGAGTACGCCTTCCCCTCCACCTTCAGTAAAGCCAAGCAAGGCTTGGGATATTGGTGACAGTAAACAGTTCGCTATGACAGCACTGAACAAATGGAAAAGACAACAGTGGGCGTGCTTAGTTAAACTGTGGTACAATGAGTCACGTTGGAATCCTAAGTCTGTAAATAAAAAGAAAGTGTCAGGTAAGCACGCTGGTGGTATACCGCAGGTACTTGGTATGTCACCAGAGCTACACCCGACACGCCAGATAGAGCAGGGCTTGTCATACATTTATAATAGGTATGGCACGCCTTGCTCTGCCTGGTCTCACGAGAAAAGAAAGGGGTGGTACTAATGAAATTATTGTCACGGTTCAAACGTAACCGTAGTTACTTTGCTGGCACTGACTTGACTGGCATACCAACACACGTATGTGTGTGTGGTTGCAATGTGTTTGAAACTTTGGTAGCATTTGATGAAGGCAAGATAGCTTGGTATACACTCACTGGCTACTGTTACAATTGCAACAATAAAGTTACACTACCGACAGAGATAGATGGTGATGATGGTAAAGTATGAGTTTGTTTGCGACGGCTGTGGTATTACCATAGAGTTGCTTCGCGAGATGGGCGACACGAATCCACCGGACTGTCTGTGTGGTGACCGTATGCGCAAAGTGTTTCATTCAACCCCCGTCAAGTTCAACACTGACGGATTCTATTCGACAGGAGGATAATATGTTTACTGAACAAACCTTATTTGATATGCTGCGTGACACCTACCACCCTGATTTAGCTAAGGCTTCCGACGAG